AGTTCGGCGTCGCCGGCATCTCAATGCTCGCCGAAATGGCCGGACTCAAACCAGGCGGTAAGCTCGCTGAGCCAGACACCGCACGCGTCGCTGCTATCCGTGAGCTGCTCGACCGCGGCTTCGGCAAGGCAACGCAGCTCATCACCGGCGATCCTGAACGCCCGGTCGCAATCGAGTTTACCTGGGCACCAGCCGCCGCAACGCAAGCCGTTTCACATGAAACTAAGGACGCGCCGCCCGTTATCGACGCAACGCTAGAGCCAGCAACCAACGACACCGAGTTCGTGTGGGGCAAAAGCAGCGATGACACAGCGTAGCTACACTCGTCCATACCGTAGCTACGTGCGTCCATACCATCATTCGGGCGGTGGGTGCTGCTTGATGAAGCGCGCCACGTCCTCGATCCAATCAGCGTATCGCTCCGGTATCACTGCCTGATCCAATGCCCAGCGATGCACCGTGTTATGCGATACGCCCAGCAACGCAGCGAGGCCCCGCTGTGTCCAGCCAAGGGCCTCGAGGTGGCGGCGGAAGGCCGAGGCGGTCATCCCGCCTCGCAGATCAGGGCAATCTTGTATCGGTTGTATGCGTTGTTCCGGGCGATCTGCTTGATGCTCTGGGTTCCAGTGCCGCGGCAGGAATGGCAGGGGCCAGACTTGGAGTGCTTGCCGTTGACCACGGCGCCCCAGCGGTATTCACCAGAGCCGCTGCACTTGCTGCACTGGCCGGGCTTCTCGTTAGCGATTGCGAAGTCATACATGGTCGAGGTGTCCTTGTGTTGGCGTCCGTTGATGTAGGCAATATGCCAACGTGTGGGCGATATGTCAACAACTAAATTGCTCAATGCTGTGGACCAGTTCAACGAGATCGCACGGGTGGCGTTTGCGGATGGGAATGTGGTGCGGGGTGTCAAAGCTATCGTGCTCGCTGCTGAATACCTGAGAGCCGCAAGGGCTATGCAGCGGATGCATGACGTTATTGCGGACGGGTGCTGACTGCGCTGTGTCTGCTGTACGGCGCCGTTGCTGTCGCCGGCTATTGCGCCCTCATCCTCAGCGCTCGATGCGATGACTGCTGATAAGCCAACATGGCAGCCATTATGGCTCCGCTGCAGATGTGGCCACGAGTGGGACGACTGGCAGCCCAACAATGTGCCGTTTGCTACATGGATCGCGCACATCAAGTCGGTGTGCTGTCCTCAGTGTGGCGAGAAGCGCCGGCTCTTCATGCGCACAACACCGCTGCAGGATTAGGCGCGTAATGCCTCCCCAGGTGGCGCCTGATGGGTGTGCAGGCGGTGGCCCATCGCCGCCCGCCGCTCAACACTGACGGAGACCGCTGATGTCGCCGCTCATGCTCATCGTATTAGTCATCCTCATCGTGTTGCTGTTCGGCGGCGGTTGGTACGGCTACCGCGGCGGCTACTATGGCGGGCCGTACGGATACGGGTTCGGTATCGTCGGCATTCTGATCGTGGTGTTGCTCGTGCTGCTGCTGACCGGATACCTGCGCTGATGCCGCGTTGGCGTGTCGAGATGCTGCCAACACGCACAGGAGCCGCGCACCCGCTCGAGATCGTCGAGGCCGAGAGCGTCGCATTCAGTGCCGGCGGCGCGTTGGTGTTCTCGGCCCTCGGCCTCGTCATTCGCGCCATGGCGCCATCGGAGTGGGTGCAGTTGACGCTGCTCGATGCGGACGAGGTGGCCGGCGACTGCCGCTTGGCGATCGAGGCGGCGCATCGGTGACGCGCATCGAGCACATTGGCGACGCGACGCTGTATCTGGCCGATTGCCGCGAGGTGCTGCCGACGCTCAGCGGTGTTGATGCCGTCCTCACTGACCCGCCGTGGGGTGCAGGAACGAAGTGTAATTCTCAGCGCTTCGTAAGCACATCGCAGCCATGGTGGCAGAATGAGGATCGGACGAAGGTTCGGGCACATTCAGAGATTGAGGGCGACAAAGCGCCATTCGACCCGCGTCCGTTTGTTAGGCCACAGACCATTATTTGGGGCGCTAACTGGTTCGCTGGCCAGCTTCCAGTATCAGGCGGTTGGTTGGTCTGGGACAAGCGGCGCGGTGCTGAGGACATGGCCGCTAATGGATGGCCACTCGGTGAGGGTGAGTTAGCATGGACGAACGTAAGAGGCGGTGTGCGTATTTTCCGAAACCTATGGTCCGGGTTGCTGCGGTCTTCTGAGAAAGGTGAGTTCTATCACCCCACACAGAAGCCCGTGGATCTGATGGAATGGTGCCTCCAATTCATCAAATCGGATACCATCCTCGACCCCTTCATGGGCAGCGGCACCACCGGCGTTGCCTGTGCGCGTCTCGGGCGTCGCTTCATCGGTATTGAGATCGAGCCGCGCTACTTCGATATAGCGTGCCGCCGAATCGAGCAGGCGCAGCGGCAGCGCGATCTGTTCGTCCATGCGCCAGTGCCGGTGCACCCGGTCGAGACGGAGATCGCCGATCTGTTCAGCGTCGCGGCGGACTGAGCTACACTTTTTCAGATGACGGAAGTGGCGATCAAACGACCGTTTGAGGTGGGCTGAATGACTGAAAGAGAGCAGCTTGTGATCGAGCGGGCCGGCAGCAAAGTTGTTCTGATCCTCAACCTCGCGGACGAATACGAAGCGCTGGCGACCTATGACAAGCTGATCCTCCAGGCCCGAGAGGGCTTCGTGCTACTGGATGTCGAGACGGAGGTAGCGGGATCGTAAATGAGTGAAAGATGGCAGGCGCAGTATTGGACCAAGGTCATTCGCGAGGGCGCTTCTGACGACCAGACACAGGCCGTCATTGGAACCATCAATCACCTCACCCGGCTCAACCTAGCGAACCGTGCGGCTGTCATCATGGGATGTGCCCAGATACTGGGGCAGAACATCGCTGGCGATCCATCAATCGCAAAGGAGATGAGAGATGCCATCCTGGAGCTTGTGGACGGGTATGCCATGCACGCAGCCGCCCTGGAGATACAATCCTAGGAGATGCCACTAAACGGCCGTTTGCAGAGGGAGCCATGAGGTCACAGATCGAATTTGCTTTGCAGCATCCGGTGTTCGATCCCGATACCCAGATCCTGCCAGGGCATTTCTGGCGGGCTGGCAGCCTATCGTTCGGGCTGACGTGCAACATCGGGATGGAGTGACAGGTCTATGCCGGCGGGCGCCCGCTCTGGCAGCTCAGCGTGGCTGTGCAGGGCAGGCGAGGGCCGGTGGCAGTGCTCCGGTGGAGCCTGACAGATCGCCGCAAGGTCGAGGCGGCGCGGGACCGGATCATGGCGATGTGTGGGACGCAGCCGCTCATAGAGCCAGAGGGCGAGGAGGCTGCACTGCTGCGGGTGACCCAGCAGTGGCGACGCCCGCTGAGCATCGAGGAAGTGGCGCGTATGGCGGCGACGCCGGAAGTCAGAGAGCGGCGAGGGCGGCCATAACGTCCGAAAATACCCATTAACGGACGCAATCCGGTTGCTCAAAACCCCTGCCGACTTTTGAGCAAATCCGCTTACCACGCCATATGGACGAGTGCCTTGATCGCCCGCCTTAATCCCTAAGCCACTGATAAATCAGGTGCACGTGGCCCAACCATGCGGGCCGCTTAACCACACACCCACCCATGTCCGAAACACAACCGACCACCAGGCGGCGCATCGAGCTGCCGTTCACGCCTCGCCCGTGGCAACTGGTCCTGATGGAAGACCCGGCGCCGCGCATCGTGGCCGTGGTCCATCGCCGGGCCGGGAAGAGCACGGCGCTCATGTGGATGGGCCTGAAGCGGGCGCTGCTCGAGCGAAAGTCCAACCCTCGCGTCGTGCATATCCTGCCCTATGGCGTGATGTGGCACCGCACCGGACTGTGGGATCAGTTGGCGGCTGCGGCTGACGCCATCCCGGGCGCCGTGGTCAGGCGATCCGAATTGTCGGTCAGGTTACCAAACGGTGGAGTGTTCCAGGCCGGCGGCGCGGATAACGTCGACTCGTGGCGAGGTGGCGGCGCCGACTTGGTGGTGGTCGATGAGTATGACGACACGCCGCCCAGCCTGGTCCCGCTCGTCATTGAACCGATGCTGGCCGACCGCAACGGAACGTTGGTGCGTAGCGGCACACCGAAGGGCCGCGGCGTGCTGCAAGCTGCGTACGACAGGGCAAAGACGACACCTGGTTATTCCAGCTATCTGCTGGATTACCGGAAAACCGGCGTGCTGTCCGATGAGGCGATAGACCGTCTCAGAACGGAAATGAGTGACGAGGAATTTGCCCAGGAACTCGAAGTCTCTTTCGAGTCACCCAATAGCGGCAGCTACTACGGCAAGCTGATGCAGGCAGCCGAGGCCGAGGGGCGGATTACGGCAGTTTCCTACGATCCGGAACTGCCGGTGTGGACCGCGTGGGATCTGGGTGTGCATGACAGCACGGCGATCTGGTTCGCGCAGGTGACGTGGACCGGCCAGTTCCGCTTCATCGACTACATCGAGGACTCGGGCGCCGGGTTGACGCACTACACCGACATGATCCGCGAGCGGCCCTACCGGAACTACGCGATGCACCTGCTGCCGCACGACGCGGCCGTCAAGGAGTTGGGCAGCGGCATGTCACGGACGGAGGTGCTGACGAGCCTCGGATTGCAGCCGTGGCGCATCGTCCGCCAGCATAGCGTCGCAGACGGGATCAACGCCGTCAGGATGGTACTGCCCAAGGCGTGGTTCGATGCGGAGAAGTGCGCGCGCGGTATCAATGCGTTGCGGCACTATCGCAGGGAATGGAACGAGGCGGGACAGACGTGGCGCAGCAGCCCCGTGCATGACCATGCGAGCCACGGTGCGGATAGTTGCAGGTACCTGTGCCTCGGCGTGCGCGAGATGCAGCCGCCGCGCGTTGTGCAGGATACCGCTGATAGCTGGGAGCGGGCGTGGCGTGCGCAGTCGCAGCGTGAGCGCGCCGCCGCATGGCGCGTGGCATGAGCGGAACGCGCAGCCCCCTGCTCGGTGACTGGTTCCAGCCTCCGGACGACCCGCAGGCCAACGTCACCCACAACATCGTCATGTTCGACGCCGACACCATCAACCTGCTGCGCAAGTACGACATCGCCGGACTAGGCATCGGCCTCGGCGCAGCAGCCACACAAGGCAGCGAATAGACCTGCCGGGCCGGGGGCCTCTCCCGAGGCTGTAACCAAGCGTGTGGTCACCGAGCGCTCCGGTTCGCCGGTTCGGTGACGGAAACCCACAGCGATTGATCCGATGAGCGTAACACTCGCAGCACCGCAGGAGCGCTACGGGGCCAACCGCCTCGCAGGCGACATCGGGCCGGGCAGCAATGACCCGGCAGCGCTCGTTGATGTGTATCCCGGCGACATCGAGGAACTGCACACGCGCCTCGTGCAGTGGTTCGAGGATGCCGAGTATGCCTCACGCGAGGAGCGCGAGGACGCCAACCGTAGCCGTAGCTACTATGACGGATACCAGTGGACCAAGGCTGAGCAGGATGCGCTCGCCAAGCGTGGCCAGCCGGAAATCACCATCAACAAAATCCACAGCAAGGTCTCGCTGTTGTGCGGCCTGGAGCGCAAGGCGCGCACCGATCCAAAAGCCTTCCCACGGACTCCGTCGGAAGAGGACCGCGCCGACGCCGCCACCCAGGCGTTGCGCTACATCGCCGACAACAACGATTACAGCATCAGCCGCTCTGTGGTGTTCGAGGAGATGCTGGTCGAGGGCTACTCCGGCGTGGAGCTGCGGCTGGAGGACGACGGCCGCGGCGGTGCCGACATCCGCATCGAGCATGTGCCGTGGGACCGGTTGTTCTACGATCCGCACTCGCGCCGTCCTGACTTCTCCGATGCGCGCTATGTCGGCGTCGTGGTCTGGATGGACCGCGAGCAGGTCACCGAGATGTATCCAGATGCGGACGACGTGATCGAGGCGTCGTTCGGCACCGGCAGTGGTGTCTCATTCGGTAGCTACAACGATCGACCGGAGAACGCGGTGTGGTCGGACAACCGGCGCACCCGCGTGCGCGTCGTGCAGTGCCACTGGGTGAGCAACGGGACGTGGTGGCAGGCGACATACAGCAAGAGCGGTATACTGACCGATCCGGTGGCCAGTCCGTTCAAGGACCGCCGCGGCAAGTCGGCGTGCTCGCTGCTGCTTCAGTCGGCCTACATCGACCGCGAGAATCGTCGCTACGGCATGGTCAAGAACCTGCTGAGCCTGCAGGACGAGATCAACAAGCGACGCAGCAAGGCGCTGCACCTGCTCTCCGTGCATCAGACGATTGCCGAGAAGGGCGCGGTGAAGGACGTGGACGCGGCGCGGCAGGAACTGGCGCGGCCTGATGGCTATCTCGAGGTCAACGCCGGCATGCGGTTCGAGGTGCTGCCGGGCGGCGAGCTGGCAGCCGGACAGTTCCAGTTGCTGCAGCACGCCACCGCTGAGATGCAGTTGTCCGGGCCGAATGCGGCGATGTC